ACCACCAACTCCGCTCCTAACGACACCGCGTCGGACGGGACATCCGTCTCCCCGGCTCACGCCGATCACAAGCACGGACGCGAAGCCGGCGGAAGCGGGGGAGGGTCAGGGTCAGGACGGATCGGCGAAGTGACCATGTGGGCCGGATCATCGGCTCCGACCAACGCATTCCTCACCCAAGGCCAGGCAATCTCCCGAACCACCTACGCGACCCTGTTCGGGCTCATCGGGACCGCGTTCGGCGCCGGGGACGGATCGACCACGTTCAACATCCCCAACCTCCAAGGGCGGGTTCCGGTGGGTGCTGGGGCCGGTACATGGCTCACACCTCGGACGCTGGGGGCCATCGGGGGAGAAGAGGGTCACTCACAGACCGGCGGGGAAATGGCTGGACATGTCCACGGGGTCAACGATCCGAGCCACGCCCACCTTGCGAACGCGGGTGGCAACACGAGCTACGAGGGGCTGTTCACGAGCCCGGGAGTGACGAACAACGCCCTCCCAGGCGGCTCGGGGATGTCCGGGTTGGGATCTTCCCCGGTGTTCGTGGACTACGGCGCGGGCCTCAACACAGACGGTCATATCACCGGCATCTCGATCGCGTTGGCGGGCGGTGGACTGCCGGCCAACGTCATGCAGCCCTTCGTCGCCTTGAACTTCATCATCTACGCATTGTGAGGAAACTATGAGTGGAATAATCGTCGACCTGTCCAGCAACAACGGCCACCCAATCGACTATGCCGCCGCCAAGAGCGCGGGCGTGATAGCCGCCTTCGTCAAGGCCACCGACGGTACCGGGTACACGAATCCGTACTACGCACAGGACTCCTCGGGGTTCGAGGCCGTGGGGGTTCCGACCCTCGCCTACCACTTCGCTCAGTTTGGCAACGCTCAGGCAGAGGCCGCTCACTTCCTGGCCGTAGCGGGTGCGAAAGCCAGGGTGCTGGACTCCGAAATGAACTCGGATGTCGCCTGGCAGAACGCGTTTCTCGCCGCACTCAATCTCCCCGCCGATGAAGAGTTGGACTACGGGTCCGCCTCGTCCCTTCCAAGGGCGGGCATCAGGGCTTTCCTTTGGGTCGCCAGTTACGGCCGGAACTACGGCTTCGGAGACGCCTGGCAGTACACCGACGCGCAGCAAGTCAACGGCATCCCAGGCCTAGTCGACGCCTCGGTATGGATCGGCCCGCAAGCCGACTTCGATTCCCTTTTCAGCACCACCTCACCCGTTCCAATCTCGTCATCCCCTCAACCACAAGGAGTATTTATGATCCCGACCAACTGCACAGACGACGGCGCCATTCGCGCACAGATCCGCGACTGGTGGGACACCCGCCGGTCCGATGTGTTGACGCCACCGGTTCGGGACATCCTCGTATTCTTCTACCATCTCCCGGCCGCTCAGCAGGCGTGGGGCAAGAACGGCTGGGGCGGCGACCCCGACCTGCTCCTGGCTTGGATCACCGACACTGCCGGGGCCAACCTACGTCCGCAGTTCGCCGGTTCAGTTTGACCGATGGCTGAAGGCGCAGCCAACGGGGGAGCGTTCGGCGGTCACGGAGTCGACGCGCGCGGCCACCCGGTGTCTGATCCCACTCAGAACGTGCTCGACCTAGTAGCGGCGGCTATCGCCCGGATGGACGATCTCCGCACCCAGGAACAGGTCCACATTCGGGAGTTGACGGATCTGCGAGAGGATTACGGCGAGAAGCTGCGGGTGGCCGAGTACGCCCGCATCAACGCCCTCCGGGCAGTCGACGTGGGAGCGGTGAATCGGGCGGCGGAAGTAGCGGGGACTCAACAACTTACTCTGGCAACTCAGGTGGCGACCTCGGCCGAGACTCTTCGGGCGCAAGTAGAAGCCACCCGTGTTACTACAGCCGCGGCGTTGGCGGCGGCGCTTGAGCCGATCCAAGAGTCCATCTCAGACCTCAGACGCGTCCAGTACGAACAGGCAGGGCAAAAAGTGGGCACCGCCGAGCATCGAATCACGGCAAACGACAGCCGAACGATTATTTTCAGCATCCTCGGCGTCCTTGCCACCACCGCCGTCATCATCAGTCCACATATCCATTGACTAAGGAGAAACCATGACCCCAGGAATACACCTCATCGCTTTTATCCTCTTTCTGCTCGCCGCGTTCTCATTCGGCATCGCCGCATGGGTGACCAAGAGCCTCATCGCTCTCGGACTGTGCGTGCTGACAGTTGGCTTCATCGTCCAGTTCGGCACTCTGACCCACACGATTCACTTCTAAGGAGCTCCATGAACATCAGCATCGACGCGGCTACCGCTGGGGATCTCGTGTTTTACGACAGCCCTGGCGACGTCGCGTGGGTCCTCAAGGTCGCCCAGCGCATCCGGTGGAAGGGCGACAAGAATCACGTCGCCTGGCTCGACCACCAGGCAGCGGACGGCTCGTGGTTCATCGGGCAGGCCGAGGGTTGCGGTGTCACTGACGACAAGCCGCTGATCCTCGGCCCGAACGATGTCATTGTCAAGGTCCCAATCGGGTGCGACCGGGCGAAAGCACTGACCTTCTGGCGTGCTCAAGTCGGGCTCAAGTACGGGTTCCTAACAATCGTGTCGGAACTGTTCACCCTGCTCTCGCCCAAGTTCTTCGACGTCATGCTGCCGGACACATGGATCTGCTCGGCCCTGGCAGGCGAGGGGTTGCGTTTCGGCGGCTGGTACCGCGCTTCTGGCGACATTTACCAGGTGACCCCGGACGAGCTCTGGACGGCCCTCCAATGAGATTCGAGTCCGTTGCCAAGGAGTTTCTAAACCTATCCGCAGACGTAATACCTGTACCCATACCCGACACAATCAAGGAGAAAGCCATGTCATTTTCAATCAACCTCATCGGTGAAGTTCTGTCAAAGGCTGACGGGGAAGCAAAACGTATCGAGACTCTGGTGCTGGCCGACATCAAGAAGCTGATCGCGTCGTACGACAGTTTCACGGGTGGGACCTTCAAGGGTTCTGTCCTCACCAACGTCGACCTGACTCCGGTGAGGCCCACAATCCCCCCCACGCAGGCGCCGACTTCCACCATCTCGACTCCGGCAGACGCCCCGACCCCCGCGACCGTGGCAGCGCCAGTTGTCGTCCCTGTCGCCCCGGTACCCCCGGTAACGACGGTGGCTGCACCCCCTGTAGCGCCGGTAGCGCCGGTAGCTGCGCCCCCTGCAGCGCCGGTAACGACGTGGGCTGCACCCCCTGTAGCGCCGGTTTCTCCGGTTCTGGCGGATCTCCCGCCCCCGCCCGTGCAGCCAGCCGTAGTGACTGTCGTCCCGCCGGTAGCACCGCCCGTAGACGACGACGAGGTGGCGGAAGCCGCTCCGGGCGTCACTGCGCCCTTCGCCCCTCCTGGCACGCCTCCTGCATGAACCGAAAGACTCGCCATGCCCAAGTCTGAGATTTCCTATGCAGGACCCCCGACCAGCGGGACCCATTCTGTCGATGACTACGTTGTCGATCCCGCTGGCACCATCTGGTCCTGCATGGCCGCAGGAACGCCGGGAACGTTCGCGTCCGCTTCGGCGGGATCAGATACTGACATCATCGCTGAGTCACAGGTAACGAGCCTCGTCACGGACCTCGCAGCCAAGGCCCCTCTCGCCTCTCCTGGCCTGACCGGATCCCCTACGGCTCCGACTCAGACAGCGGGGGACAACTCCAGCAAGATCGCCACCAGTGCTTTTGTCGCTACAGCGGTAGCTATAGCTCCATATGTGCCTACCGACATTGCCGGTCTTGACCCAACAGGTGCTACTGATGACACAACGGCTATCAACGCAGCCCTAGCCGCCGGGGGCTATCAGGGGACCGTCGTGCACCCGGCGCCTGGCATCTACAAAGTGCTAGCCGCGATTACCCCGGCGACGAATACCCGTTGGTTCGGACCGTGGGCTGGACTCCACACGGGACCGAACGACTACACGGACGGGGCATGCCTCAACTGGGGAAGTGCGACGGGCCTGGTGATCATCGAAGGGTTCTTGTCCTCTGCTGGGGCAAGCAGCGCCATAGTCGCCACGCTGCCCGCCGGTTATAGGCCAACTGCACACATGTTCGGGCCATGCGCTGTTGGATCGCCCAACGTCCTCGGCGGGTGGGACATTACGGCCACCGGAGTGTTGTCGGTCTACATCGCCAGCACTGGCGCCGTGCCGAGCGCAAATGCCGGGTTCACTATCTCCTACTACGCCGAACAGTGATGGGGGCGCATATGCCGGTATTCATCCAATGATCTATCTCGCCTACCTCATGGGGGTCGCCGCGTGTCGAGCAGCGACCGACTCACTAAAAAACTGGACCTAAACCGAAAGGAATACCATGTCTGATCTTCCCGCAGCATCCGCACAGTCAGCAGTCGCCGGCTACATCACGGCGTCCACCACGTACTACCTCAGCCTCCACACGGCCGACCCCGGCACCACTGGGGCCAGCGAGGTCACAGGTGGGTCCTACGCCCGCCAGGCCATCGTCTTCACCGAGACTGGTGGAGTGGCGACAAGC